CCCCGCCTTGTCTGCCGCCGCCGCCGCCGCCCGTACCGCCCTCGTCGCCGCCGCCGCCCGTACCGCCCTCGCCGCCTCTGCAGCCCCCGTCGACTCTGCTGTCACCGCCCCCGCCACGGCAGCCACTACAACAGCGGCTACTGTAGACTCTGTATCTGTTTCAGTCTTAGTCAGTGCATCTATCTCGGCTGCCTTTTTAATACACGGTACTAGAGCCCCTAATATATTCATGGTTTGGTCCCGGGTGCCTGAATAATTATGAAACATAGCGACTGTATAAGCAGTAACTACGGCACCAACCAATATGGGCACTACCATGCCTGTGCCTAATGTCCCTCCAACTGCTCCGACAGCTGTCGCCAATGATGTTAGCGCCGCCTTCGTCGCCACCGTCACCGCCACCATCTCCACCGCCGCCGCTCCCGTCGTCCCTGGGTTCGCCGCCACAGCCGCCTTGGCCGCCGACGCGGTCGAGACCGCCGCCGCCGCCGCCGTCGCCACATCCGCCCTCGTTGTCGCCGTATGCTCATCTAATGCTGAGAACATGGCACCCGTGCATTTTACTATCTTCCATGATTCCCATGAAGCGGGAGACGTTGATGAAGCGAGAGGCGTTGATATAGGCCTACTGGAGCTATGATGTTCAGCCGCCGCTGCTGCTACCACCGCCACTACTGTTGAAGCGGCGGCGGCGGCGGTAGCAGCAGCGGGGGCGGCAGCAGCGGCGGGGGCGGCAGCGGCGACGGGGGCGGCAGCAGCGGCGCGCCAACGTGCGGGGTTGAGGTTGGCGGCGATATTGGAGATGGCGGTGATGGCGGCGGCGTTGTTGGCCTTCCATTTTCTATGCTCAACTACTACCATTGTAGTCAGTTCTTCAGTATATTTATTATCTGATGTCGGTGCAAAATTTAAAGCCTGATACAAGACATAACGTGTAAAGTCTATAACCTTGTCAAATGCTTCATAATCGAATATACCCTTGTCTGCCATATTTTTATGTAATTCCATTATATCCGGGTTCATTATATCCCCCACTATTTTTATGATAATCATCACATTAGATGGCACAGTCCCGATTCCTAAAGCAGTGATTACATCCACTATTTGAGATGTTATTATATGAGTGACCATTGGGGGGGGGCGATTATAATCAGTATAACTAAACTTTCCCACTTTATAAAAATTGTTCTGTGCTGCTACCAGCTCTGTTAAACTCGCAGCAAGTGCCTTATACTTACTTATTACGCTTATGCCATTTGCATCAGTTTGATCTTTATTATACTTAACCAACTCTTCAATTAACTCATACTGTGCGTTATTGTTATCATAATATGAAGTATTTATTCTATTTATTGCTTTCTTTGCTTTTTTATCTTTACGCTTTTTACTATCAAAAGAGACTTGGTTAAGAGCGTTGTAAAATATTGCCTTATACTGAGGCAGTTTTATCGTATCTTTAAGTATTTTATTCAGTTCTGCCTTTACCTTAGCTAAATTCTTCGCCCTCACCGCCGCCGCCCTCGCCTCCGCCACCCATGCCGCCCCCGCTGCCACCTCCGTTGCCGCCGCCTTCACCCCCGCCGCCGCCGCCGCCCCCCAGCCCGATGCCACCGCCACCCCTGCCGCCCCGGTTGCCGACAATGCCGACCCGGTTGCCGACAATGCCGACCCCACCGCCTTCACCGCCCCCGCCGCCCCTGCCGCCCCTGCCGCTGCTGCCGACCCCACCGCCTTCACCGCCGCCGCCCTTGCCCTCGCTGCCGCCTCCGCCGCCTCCGCCGCCGCCAAGTCCTTCGCCTTCGCCTCTTCGACAGCATTGTTATATGTATCGATTAGTCCATAATCTATATCATATATCTGCTTTACCGCTTCCACCTTTTCACGGGCATCATTAATCGCTGTTGATACCAAATTATCTGTATCTGGCAATGATTTTGACGCTTCTTCCACAATCGCTTCTAATATTGTTTGTATATATATTGTTCTGCCTTCATCCATTGCCTGTATTTTTTTGTATTTGTTATAACGTTTCTTTTTTGCCCTCGTTTCAGCATTAAGAACAATATCTAGGCTGTTCGTTTTTCCAATTTTCCTATCAAGTACTTGTTTATAAACCTCCAACTCCTTCTCAGTTCTCGTATAATTATCATATTTGTAATCTAATATCCAGTCTTGTATAACGTCACCCATTTTAATTACTATATGCATGATTCTTGGAACCTGATAAATAGTTATAAATTTAATAGGATATATGTTTACATCATGCATTAACTTAGCTACATATAGGGTATTTTCTACATGCACTGTTTTATCAAGTGATTCTTTGCCAGTAGCATAAAACTTAGAATGTGCATCTGTTTCTATACTTATTGCCTTCTCTAGTTTAGCATTTGCGTTGTCCATTGTTAAAATCTTCAGCGCTGATTTTGCTTCATCCAAATTTAAACGATTTGTCTCCACGGTTTCTTCTGCCTTTTCAAGCTTAACTTTTGCATTCTTCTTTGCAATTTCCACTGCGTTAGTCGCAGTTGCGAGAGCTTTCTTTGCTGCAACCATAGCATCTAGTGCTTCTTGTTTAGCCTCAACAGCCGTCTTTTTATCCCCTTTAGCAGCATTTTTTTCCAATGTAAGCTTTTCAAGCTTACGAATCTTAATATTATAAGCAGTATGAGTAGTCGCAGCTGCCTTAGCAGCTTTATTCTTTTTAGCAGTTCCAATTTTACCTTTGTTTTTTTCCACTGCTTCTATGAGTTGTAATACTCTTTCTAGCTCGTCGGATGCTTTCTTTTCCGCTTCCAATGTTGTTTTCAGCTTAATCAACTTAGAATCATTATCTTCTTGCTTATTTCTCAGATCCTCCATAAGAAGATGCATTGATGAATCTTTATCACTAGTGGCATCATTATACGCAGCGAGTGCGCTTTTTAGCTCTTCACCTGCGTCAGATACTAACTTGTTTGCATCTTTAACCATGACCGCAACCTCATCCGCTAACATCTGCTCCGTCTCTTTTGCCTTTTGCTTCTGCTCGTTCCTCGCCACCGCCACCATCGCAGCCGCCGTGTATATTTTTGCCTCTTTCTTTTCCTTCGCTCTCACCACCACCAGTGCCTCCTCTGCCCGCTCCTCTGTCGCCTTGCGGTTCTGCGCCGCCGCCCCCATCTCCACCTCCTGGTGCGCCGCCTTCCTCTCGGACTCCGTCGTCGCCGCCAAGGGTTTCCAAGCTTTCCAATGATCGTCATCAGACCCAGAGTCATCATCGGACGAAATATTAGGAGGATCAGCACCACCGCCAATATATCCTCCTACTGCTATTTTTTTTGATGGATCATGTGCTGTCGCCGCCGAAATTACCGATGCCAATGTTGCGGCTACGGAAATTTCTGGCAAAGCATGTGCTGTCGCCGCTGAAATTACCGACACCACTGTTGTGGCTACTTTACTAGTAAAAGCCATGTAGGCGTCCATTTTACGCTTATTGGCTTGTGCTAACTTTTTTGCTCTATTAGCAAGATCTAATACTTGTAGTGCATAATTTACATGTTTACTACTTTGTGATTCCGGTAAATCTTTCAATATATTGTATGGTTTTATAATGTTAATTGCATTCTGTAGATTTATCATAGCTTGTTTCCATTTATTTTCTGTATATGCAAGATATTTTTCCTCCTTCCGTTCATTTTGTTTATTAATATCAATCCGATACATTGTCATAGTCTTAGTATACTCTTGTAAATTAGTCTGTGCCTTTATTAACGGGTGACTATCACTTAGACCCTTTGGTTTTGGAAAAAATAATTCCCCTACCTGATTTGCATTAATCATTGTCAAATCTGCAGCGGCTTTTGAAAAAGTTAGTACACCAGCTATTACATCAGACGGTAAACCAGTCAAAGTCGCAGCGACTTTATCTAATCTATCTTTTTTATCCTTCTTACTCTCTAATAATTCCTTCCCTATTTCCAGCTTTGTTTTTCCTAAAGTGTCCCATTCTGCCTCTAGCCTCGTCATTACTATAGTTTTAGCTTCATCATACGACATCTTAAATTTCGATTTACTTCCAGCCCAAGTTTTTAAAATCTCATTGTTCACCATAATATCAACTTCCGCCAATGCTGCTTCCTCTTGTTCTTTTTCAGACAAATTCCGTTGTTCTTCAGACAAGTCTTCAAGCGATTGTATTGTAGATGATTCATGTTTTAATATTAAGTTATACACTAAATTATTATTATGTCCTTCAACATATGTGCTAACAGTTTTTAATGCTAAAATAATATACATATATTTTTCTTGATTTAACATTCTATATAATTCACTTTTTTCTTCATAATATTTGTTTGTTTCTAATAAAGCCACTTTTGTATCTTGCTTATCATCTGCTATCTTCTTTTCAACTGCTTGACGTGTTTTAACTTGAAGTTGTGTGCTTGCTTTCTTAATTGTTCCTTTGTTTAACCCTTCAAATAAATCTACTTCAAGATTTTCTGCCATTACCTTTGATATTTTAGCTATAAATTCACTATTTCTTTTCTGCTTAGTAAGTACTTCAGTAGGTAAACTTATATCATGTTCCTCCTCTTCTTCTATAGTCTTAGATTGTGTTTCCATAGCTTTCAACATATCTAGAAAATTAAGAGCAAATGACCTAGAACTTTGTTCTGATGGCACATCAAGTATTCGCTGATATAAATGTTCATTTAACGGGTCTTCAAATGTATTATAATATGCATAATATAACATAAAAGTTATAAGTTTTAAAGCCTCTTTATGGTTATTAACATGTGTATCTTGTTGTTCTTTTATATTAGTATTAACTGTTATTTCTAATATTCCCATAACAAAATTATATTAATATTAAAATATAAAATAATATTATAATAAAAATATATAATATTATTATAATAAAAGTATAAAATAGTAATGCCGCCTTCAGCTACTAACATAAGAACAGCAAATAATAATGAATGGTTAGAACTTATTAGTTTTGCTGAGCGTGCATTAGGACAATCTGACCCCATTTTATTAAGTATAAAGCAAAAAAATATAACTAATAATGGAACAAAGTCTGTAGCTGCCTATTATAAAGATGAGTTAGGAGCACGAGCCACATTTAGTAGAGATTTATCATTAAAACAATTATTGAAAAATCCTAATTTTACATCAGAAGTTCTCGGTAAAACTTTGGCAGATGTTAAAACATGGACTGAAATATATAATAATGCTGATTGGACTATAAAAACATATAATAATCCACAAGACAATATATATATAAAATGTAATCCTGTTGATGAAAATAACATACCAATTGACATGCAAAATAATTCAATAACTTCGAATACTTATTCGGCCGATGTATTAAAAGAAGCAAATGGCCTACTTGCTCCAGATAAAATATTTCAGAATATAGGTTTACAAATATTTATTGGAGTTATTTTTCTAGCATTTGCTTATTTAATTGGAAATATGATATTTATTAAGTATCCAAAGACTGTTATAGATAGAGATCAATTTAATAACACTATAATTGATAAAACAGATGATAAAACAGATGATAAAACAAATGATTAAGCAAGTAGTAATCCAGTATAATTACCAGAATAAAGTTAATTTACATATGAAGCATCATGCGAATCACACATAACAGGGTGATATGAATTTTGACTAACAATATTATCAGGTTGTCTATCAATTTGACCCACCATTTCTTCTTCAAGTGTTTTTATGCTTAAATGATTGTTTAAATTTTCCATTGCCGCTGTTTTATTAGCGTTACTTGGAGCCATAACTCTATGATCTACTTTGCTTGAACGTTGTAGAAATATTAGGGCTACAATAGCAAAGAATAAGGCAATTAATGGATTGCTATTTAGTAAAAGTAAAATAAAAATGGCAAATAAAGATATATACGTATGGGCAGTATTTATATGTGGCGCCAAATCATAGGGTGTATATACATCACTTATTAAATATAATAGTAATAGTATAACAAAGACTAATTCATAATTTTTAATATTTTTGAGTTCTAGCACTTTATTTTTAAAATTATTTACTAAATTCATTATATTATATTATATTATTAATATTATAATATTTTATTAAAAATTGAAATATTAATAAAATATTAATATTGCTATTTAATGATTATGTTAAAGTTTAAAAAAATAAGCCCCAAAAATAGAGAATCTTATTTGGAACTAGCCGATGTAATCGAAAATTTGAAAAAAAATAATTTAATAAACAGCTATTTGGGAAACAAAGGCTATTCTATTTATAAAGTATGTTTAACTACTAAAATTATTGACTTTATAAAAGATGAATTAACGTTAAAACCTGTTTTAATCAATTCATTAACAGAAGCCAAATCTTTTCCAGCATATCAAGAGTCTGAAAAAAAAATATATGTTCCACGTTATTGGGGTATAAATATGTTTGGCTATCCAAAGACTATAAAAATTCAATATGGTGCTACTATTAATCTTAAATTTAATGGGACTTTGAGAGATTATCAGCAAAAAGTGTTAAATGAATACTTAAAAGCTATTGATTTTGTTAGTACTAGCACAAATACTAGCATAAATGATAGTACAAAGAATGATAGTACAAATGATAGTACAAATGATAGTACAAAGAATAAAGGTAACGGCTCAGCTCTTATTGAATTATGGACCGGCGCAGGAAAGACTGTGTTAGGGCTCAAAATTATTGAAGTTTTGCGCAAAAAAACAATTATTTTTGTTCATAAATCTTTCCTAAAAGATCAATGGATAGAGAGAATAGCACAATATTTACCAAATGCCAAAATTGGACTAATACAAGGTCCAATTATTGACATAGAAAATAAGGACATTGTATTAGCAATGATTCAGTCAGTAAGTATGAAAACTTATGATGATACATTATTTGATAGTTTTGGACTAAGTGTATATGATGAATGCTTTAAAGGGTCTACGCTAATTTATACTAGCGGAGGCTGTGTAAAAATTTCAAATCTCTATAAATTATGGAAACAAAACAGAGCCTTAAATATTCGCAGTTACAATAGAACATCAAAGACTTTTGAATATAAACCACTCACATATGCTTGGAAGAAAAAGAGCAATCAATTTGTAAAATTGACATTAAATAATGAGCGCAACACTTTTGAATGCACTATTGAATGCACGTTAAATCATAAAATATTAACGCCTAACGACTATGTAGAAGCCCATAAATTAAATAGCGGGTCAAAAGTATTGAGCAAAAGCGGCACTTCTAAAGAAGTGGTTTTATTAGAAGTGGTAAAACAAGAATTTATATTAAGTGAAGATAGTAGTGATGTATATGATATTGAAGTTGCTGACAATCATAATTATATATTAGCGAATATAGTGACTGGTGACACTATACAAATAAGTTGCGGTCCAATTGTTAGTAATTGTCATCATATGTCTAGCGAAGTGTTTAGCAATTGCTTAAAAAAATGTAATACATTATATGGTCTTGGACTAAGCGCCACAATGGATAGAAAGGATGGCCTAACAAAACTATTTAAAATGCATTTAGGAGAAATATGCTATAAACCACCTAAAAATAGCTCACAAGATAATGTATTGGTAAAAGCAATCGATTATATTGTTGAAAATGATGAAGACTATAATGAAGTTGAACGAGATTATAGAGGAAATGTGAAATATTCAACGCTGGTAAGTAAAATTTCCAACTACAATCGCAGAAGCGATTTTATAGTATATATATTAGAAAGCGAATTATTTATTAATCCACATCAACAATTTATAGTATTAGCACAAACAAAAAATTTATTAAATTATTTGTTTGAGTCATTAACTCATAAAAAAATAGCATGTGTTGGCTATTATGTTGGCGGAATGAAAATGGAAGAATTGAAAAAAAGCGAATCAAAACAAATCATATTGGCAACCTATAGTATGGCGGCTGAAGCGCTCGATATTAAATCATTAACAAGCCTATTTTTAGCAAGCCCAAAATCCGATATTATTCAAGCTGTGGGTCGAATTTTGAGAGAAAAACATGCTAATCCGCTTGTAATTGATTTAATAGATAATCACGATGTATTTTTAAATCAATTTAATAAGCGTCGCGCATTTTATAACGAAAAAAATTATAAAATTATTCGTTCAAATAATGAAAAGTATTGTGATTATATAAAGCATTTAAAGACGCTTAAAACAGAAACAGAAACAGAAACAGAAACAGAAACAGCCTATTGGAATACATTAATACCAAATAGTCGAAAAAAAGCTAGTGCAACTGAAACAACACATAAATGTTTAATTTGAAACAATAACTAATAATTTTTATACTGTATTTATATTTATATATTTATATATTTATATAAATATATAAATGAATAATCACAATATATTAACATTGGCGGTGGGAGCAATAATTGTAGAAAGTGTAGTATTAATTTTAATATATTTTAGTGCATTAACTAGAAAAACTATTAGGCAATGGTATAATGAATTTACACTTGGTGCTTATACTATGGACATAACATCGATATTAGTTGGAGCTTATTTAGCTACATTGCTAACACCTAATTTGTATTTACAGCTACTATGTGTTGTTATAATAGGACTAGTGCATGATACTAGTTTTGGTTTTTTTATAAATTCAATAAATACTAAAAGCAGTAAAGTATTGGAGTTCTTCAAAAAATATGCGAAAGAATATGGAACAAAAATATTGGTTGTTGACGCACTAATGTTAATTTCAACATTAATAGTATCAAATATTTTAATAAACTATGTTTCAGGTCCTAATATAACATTTTTAGGAGTGTTATTTTTATATGTAAGTCTTTTATTTGTATATTCATTTTAATATTTTAATATTTTAATATTAAGACAAATCTTTTATAATTTATAATTAACTGTAGAAGCCGTATTTGGTCTTGCTCTTACTCTTTTTTGTTTTAAATCTTTTACTTTTACTTTTACCTTTTATCTTAGAGCTACTTTTAGATTTGGTTCTGCTCTTACTAAACATATTTTTGTATGTAAATCCTCCGAACATATTGTAATATAATATAATATAATATATTATAATATAATATTTGATTTGATTGTATTAAATCAAATCAAATCAAATATAATAGAAAAAAATTACACTAAAATCTAGTGTCTGCGAGCGCGAGTGCGTCTGCGTCTGCCACCTTCCATTCTGCGGCGACGACTGCGACGGCCACCTCTTGACTGTCTGCGTCTGCGTCTGCCACCCATAAGCTCCGAACCATGTAATTCACCACCAACTTGAACGATCTCGTTTTGTAAAGTCTCCAACATTCTTTTTATATACTAAATAAATATTTTATTTTTTTTTATAATAAAATTAATTTTACTATTATTAATAATATTATTATTATTATTATTTGCTAAATTAATTGGAATCCATTTCTTAAATTTTTTATTATATATACATTCAATAATATGTGATTTTTCCAAATTTACAAATTTACTTATATCAGTATTTTCAAACTCATCTTCACTATCACTTTCTTCTAATAAATCTAAATTACTATTTTCCTTAATACTTCTAAATAAACCATTCATAAAAACACTAGTTTTATAACTATCAATTAACGCATAATCGTAAAATACTTCTTTATTAGCGTTATCTAATACATATAGCTTATATATGTCTTGACTAATACACGCACATATTTTAAAATTAGCAGGCACAGATTTTTCTAAAGCACTTGAATTAGTAACTATAAAATTACCTAAAAAGCGACTATTATTATAACATGCTATACTATATAATTTATAGTCTAATTTATATATATGTTTAAAAACATTGCTATAATTATTAGTAATTATTCCTAAACATAATCTATAATTAGTATTTATAATGAATTTTAACACTAGTTTGTATAAATTTAATTTAACTGTAAAATTATTATACTCATTATGGTTTAGTTTATCCAAATTAACGCAATTATAATTCATTACATTATCGAGTATAAAATAATGAGTGCTAACTTTTTTGCTATTGCTATTGCTATTGCTATTGCTATTGCTATTGCTATTGCTATTGCTATTGCTATTGCTATAAAAGTAAATTCCATTTAATAATACATTGTTATAACATAACCGTTTATCATAATTAATATTATAATAATAAAACTCGTTTGCTTCATCATAAATGTTAGAACTATTATTAATAAATATTAATAAACATAGCAAGTCCTTTTTATAATACGTAAACCATAAATATGCCTTTCTTCCTTTTGGTTTTAATACATAATAATCTGCATTATCTATTAAATTTGGAATATTAAAACTATTACTATATAATTTAAAGTTAGGAAATCTATGAAGAATGTGTTTACTATTATTATATACTAATAATCCATTTTTTAATTTATTTTCCATCTTATTTTCTATCTTATTTTCCATCTTATTTTCTAATTACTATGTTTATAGTAATTAATTATTTCAGTTTTATATAATAATAAATTAATTAATAAAAAAATAAAAAGAAAAAGAAAAAAATTAAAGAAAAAAATTAGAGTTTAATTTTCTGTAAAAAATCAGTTAATTCATCTTTCATATTAGTATCGTTAATATTATTTGCTAAGGCATCTAAAGAGGTTGATGAAATATTAATTTCATCATATAATAAATTATTATTAGTATTATTAGTATTATCTTTTTCTATAGAAAAAGTATTATAATAGTCTTTAATTTTAGTATTAGTCAAATTACTTTTAAAAAACGAATATAAATTATGGATTAGAAAAATTAATATACTATAAAGTAAAGTCCATTTTATAATATATAAAATCATCTAGTTTGTATATTATAAAAAAAAATAATATACAATTAAAACTTATTAATTTTTTTAAAAAGCTTAAAAGCTTAAAAGCTTAAAAGCTTAAAATATATATGATTAGCACTTAAACAAATAGTACTATATATTAATTAATTACTCATTAATACAGTTAATGTTATATTGTATTACATTAAAAAATACTAGTTTTAAAGAAATAAAAGTGAAAAATATTGATAGTGCTAATATATATAAAAAATGCGGTTACAAATCAAACAATAATTTCAAGAAAGTATATGCGTGGGATTGTGGTTCTACTAATGTTATTGAATTATGGTGCAAAGAGGATAACAATGTAAAAACATACAATAATCACCCGTTATTAGTTAAATATAATATAAAAGTAAATATTAACAATAAATGTATTTTTATAATGACAAATAGAGTGACTTATATTAATTTAGAAAGCACATTTTTTTCCAAATTTTTTGACTTACCACAAACAATTGAGTTTAATACAAACGAAGATATACAAGGAGACACCAATGAAGACACCAATGAAGACATAAATGGACACATAAATGGACACATAAATGGACACATAAATGGAGACATAAATAATGGTGATTTAATAACACAACATACTAATGTTGGTAAGTTAAATGAAATATTATATACAAACAAAAATAACAATGATGTTATTGATAATACTAGCGATACTAATTCTGAATTAAGTTATGAATTATATTGTTATTCAGATGAAGAGCATTAAACTATAAAATATAAAATATAAAATATAAAATATAAAATATAAACTATAAACTATAAAAATTAATATAAAAATTGATATAATAATTAATACTTATTATTTATTATATTAACATGAGTAAGTTTAATAGAAAGATTAATGACCCCGATTGTTTTAGAGAGAATGTTATTACTAAATTAAATAGTATTGTAAATAATAAAAGCATTTGTGAAAATCTAGAAAAAGGTATTTATAATTATGCTATAAAAGTATGTGAAGAAAAAAATTTATTAAAGAAATGGAGTAATGAGTCCTTTGTATTGCTATATATAGAAAAATTAAGAACACTTATTATAAATTTAAAAGACAATGACTTGCTATCTAAACTATTATCAAAAGCAGTTAAAGCACATGAATTTGTTTATATGAGTCATCAAGAGCTACGCCCTGAACTATGGGAAACATTAATAGAAGAGAAAAAAATTAAGGATGAAAATAAATACACACCAAAAATTGAAGCGTCAACAGACAATTTTATTTGTGGAAAATGTAAATCTAAAAAATGTACGTATTATCAATTACAAACGCGGAGCGCAGATGAACCAATGACAACATTTGTTACATGCTTAGATTGTGGAAATAGATTTAAAAGATAAACATATATAAATATGTATAAATATGTATAAATATATATAAATATGTCTATAAAATAGTAAGGTCCTGTAGTTTCCAATATTCAAAAGTATTATTTGGTAATGGTCGTTGAATAATAAAAGGTAGCACTTTTTGCTCTAACTCCATTAAGACAATTATGTTATTATCTATTATTTTTTCATTAACACTAATATATGGAGTACATCCGCTATTTAATTGTTTTAAACGCATTCCTAGTATTTTCGTTTTTTCATATTTTGTCAATAATGGCATAGTTTTGTGTAATTCGTCTACAATAATCCCATCTTTATTTTTTGTTACTTTACACAATTCTTTAATTTCATTAAAATTTTTATATAAACACTCATTATGGTGACTTAATATATGATTTTTCTTATAATCATCATTAAATTTGTTAAAATCACTTTCGTCTAAGTCTTCCATGTCATGGTCGTATTTGCTATATGCTGTTTTTTCACTATCAAAAATATTTTTTTTACCAATTTTATCATCGGTTTCAAGTTTTTTAGTATCGGCTTGTTGCTTATAAATGCTAGTTTCATCATCATTGTCATCATCATCGTCTTCCTCGTCAATAGAGTCATCATTATCTGATACTTCATCGCCGCTATTATCTTGCTCAATATCTAGGTCTACATCCGGATCTATTTCTACTTCTGCTTCTACTTCTGGTTCAAGGTCGACTTCTGTTAATTCTGTATTAACTTTATCGTCCATTTTATAGTTAAAATATATTTAAATATATTTAAAACTATTAAAAAATATTTATATCAATTATATTTTTTAATAATTAGTTTAAAATGCTTAAAAAGCTTAAAATGCTTAAAAAGCTTAAAATGCTTAAAAAGCTTAAAATGCTTAAAAAGCTTAAAATGCTTAAAATGCTTAAAATGCTTAAAAAGCTTAATTCGTTTTCCAAATAAAATCACAATGACTACATAAATATAAATATTTCATAGCAATATTATCATATCTAATATATATAATTTCTTTTTTACTCGAATCAAACCCGTCTTTATTTGTTTCACATAAACTATTAGGACATTTAATAGTATTAATTCGCGGTAAAGTAATATCTAATTTAGTATATTTATTAATATGAGTATTATATTTATCTTCTGTTTTATTAATATTTTCTTCTAATATACATTTATTTACATCTAAAATTTTATCGTCAACATTGCCACAATTTCTACAATAATAAACAATTTTATCACATTCTTCTTCTTCTAATTTAATATAATACATATTGTCGCAATTAGTACAAAAATTCATTGTTAACGTATTATAGTATATAATATATACTATTTAAATAATTAAAAATAACAATCAATTTTACACATTAAATAATTTTTATATTTTTATATTAATATGTCTACTAGAAGAAGAAGTTCCGTATTAAATTATGTTAAAGATTCAATATTACAACGATTTGGGATTACAAGAAAAGTAAGGACACCAGTTACAAGTTCTACGAGTTCTACAAGTTCTACGAGTTCTACAAGTTCTACAAGGAGAGCAAAATCAAAATTTTCACAAACTTCAAGAACACATTCTAAGGAAATAACTCCAGCATCAGTAAGAAGAGGAGTAGCAATTATAAAACCATTATTTGCTAAAAGTAAGATTGCTAAAACCCTAAAAAGAAAATTTAAACAACGTCAGCTATCTAAATTTTTAGATGATGACCCAACGTGTGCTATATGTTTGATGGATATACAAGACATAAATGACGGAACTCGAACATCTTGTAATCATATATTTCATAGAACATGTCTAGAACACTGGTTAGCTCAACCAATTTCACATAATACATGTCCTGCTTGTAGAAGCACCATCACAAAACTGAGCAACCTAATCGAAAGCGGTCTAGCATTATCACAAATAGAAGAGTTACGCACAGAGACACAACATATTACTCCAGCAATGCGTGCTATATTAATTACAAAATTGCACGACTCCCATAAAAGAATGAAGACACATATTGAAATAATAAAATGGATTTGTAACAATCGTCCACAACTACAAGGAGAAATAACAACTAGTCTATGTCAACAAATAACACAATTTGAAGAAATATGCTCACAATTAAAAAAAACCATTATATTATTTATTGATGTGTTTCCAAATACAAATCAATTATTTCAAGACCTGATTTCAAGTGATGACGTATATGAAATAGATAGACTCGGTATGCGACTAAAAAATATGACAAAAAATAATATAATTGCTGAGTTTTTACAAAGTAATAAAGCAAACGAAAAAGCATATACAGAGCTAACTGAAAACGAGCACATAAAACTCTTTATGAATGTTGCCTCTTTATATATTAACAATCAATTAAATGTTTAAAATTAAATCATATAATTTGTTATAATTAAGACTATAAATTAAATTATAGAACACAATTTCAAACGGATTTTTCATAGCAATAAAATTACTATATTTAATTTTATTTGCATTTATTAATTCCAAAAGGTGTGTTTTATTAGTTTCAAACGCACTATTAACAATAGTCTTAAATTTACGCATAATTTCTATACTATGCGCCGTTTTTTTTCGGGATACACTATGCTCTGTTGGAAAATCATTTATTAAACATATTAAGGTGGCTATTGAAAATTCAACATTTTTATAAAACACTAAATAATTATATTTATTTAATTCACTATGTTGTTCTCTCACTCCCGGTTCATTTAATAATGGATTGTCGCACAATATTGTTACTAATGTAAATAATATTGAATGTATTGATTGACATGAACTCCAACTTTCGCCCGCCCACGTATTTAATATAGATAAACATACTTTGCCATTTGAATATAAATTGGGGTTAAATCGCATTATGCCATCATTTGTCAAATAATTAACTTGTGGCGGCGCAAAAGGATAAGTCTCGGGAAAAATAAATTCAAAAAAATAATAACCATAAGCATATGGCGTGTCCTTATTTCCAATTATTAAAGCATAACCCTTAAACACATTTTCTTCATCATGCTTATAATATATATTTTCACTACTTAAAGACGCTTCATTAGTTATAATATATTTAACATCCTTTGCTATTCGCTTAATGGCGCTATTATTTATATACATAATAGTAATAATATTAGAATGTTAGTTTTAATACTATTTTATAAATAATAATAATATTATAAAAATTGAAATAAAAATATATTATACTATAATAATATACATAGTATGACAAGTAATAACACTAATACTAAAATTTTGTCATCCAAATGGGATGAATATTTATATTCAAAAAAGTCTGATAAGTCTGAAAAAGGCGGCATTATTACACATACAAAAATAGGCAGCAAAGAATTGGGCATATATGCTGGAAGTTATAATATTACAAATATGCCCGAATTTTGGACATATTATTATAGTCATGTTTTTGAGAATAAAAACAAAGAATATTTGACAGAAAAACAATTAATTGAAGACGGCCCATTGTTAGTAGATATTGATTTGCGTTATGACACAACTATTAAGACTAGACAACATAATAAAAATCACATTATTGATTTGATTGTATTGTATGCCAATAAATTGAATTTAATATATAGTATACCAAATAAATCAACAATAAATGTATATATATTGGAAAAACCAGATGTAAATGTATGCGAAGACAAAGTAAAAGATGGTATTCATATTATATTTACTATAAAAATGGATAAATCACATCAATGTGTTTTGCGAAAAATGATTATTGAAGAAATTGAAAATATTTGGGACAATATACAAAATACAAATTCGTATGAAGACGTGTTTGATGAAGGAGTAACAAAAGGGTTTGTTAATTGGCAAGTTTATGGCTCGCGAAAGCCAGACCATAAAGCATATAGTCTGGCATATTTTTATGAGCTAACCTATTTAAAACAAGACGATGAAGCAGACCAAGAAGAGACGTGGGATTTCAAAGAAATTCCTGTATCAAAAATTAACATTCAACAACACTTACCTTTAATGAGTGCGCGTTGTAAAGAGCATCAACAATTTGAACTTAATCAAAGTAGTGTCTTATTGAAAAAAATAGAATATGAGAAACAACAACTAAATGTAAAACAGCGTAAACCAACTATAAATGTTGTTAATACCAAAATAGACATTGCTATGTATGATTTTGGTAAAATTAGTGATTCTAACACATTAGATAGTTTAATTGACTGTTTTCTTGAAGAAATCTCAAATAGTGATTATGAAATAAGAGAGACACACGAATTTACTATGATTTTGCCGAAAAGTTATTATGGGGCTGGTTCATATAATAAGTGGATTAGGGTCGGTTGGGCTCTTAAAAATACGCATGAAAAGTTATTTTTGACTTGGCTTAAATTAAGTTCTCAATGTGAGACGTTCAATTTTACTCAAGCTAAAGTATACGAACTATATGAGCTATGGAAAAGTTTTGATGTAAAAAATAGCGATGGTTTAACTAATCGCTCTATTATGTTTTGGTCTAAAACAGATAATTATGCCGAATATGAAAAAATCCGCAAAGAAACAATTACTTATTACATAGAACAAACACTGCAAACCATGATTTTAAAAGATAAAGTGGCGGAATTTGATTTGGCGGTTGTATTATATCAACTTTTTAAAGACCAATTTGTGTGTATAAGCGTGAAAAATAATGAGTGGTATGAATATAAAAATCACAAGTGGAACGAAATTGATTCAGGAAGCACATTGAGATTATTAATATCTAAAAAGATGCACGATATTTACTCTAAAAAATCGCACGAATTAATTGAAACAATTACAAAAAAAGAAAATAATGATGAAAATACAGAAAATCTAAAAACCCGCGCTTTAAAATTGGGAGATATATGTATATTATTGAAAACAACAAGTTGGAAAAACAATATTATGAAAGAGGCTAAAGAGCTATTTTATGATAAAAACTTTATGAACAAATTAGACGCAAATCCTTATTTAATGTGTTTTAACAATTATGTAATCGATTTTGAGGCAAAAACTCACAGAAAGGGCAAGCCAGACGACTATATTTCTAAATCCACTAATATTGATTATATTCCATATGACAATTTAAGTTCAAACACTTATTGTCCTATTATTCAAGAAATAAATAAGTTTATTGACGAACTCTTTCCAGATAAAGAACTTCGTCGTTATATGTGGGAGCATTTAGCTTCCATTTTAATTGGAAAAAATCATAGCCAAACTTTTAACATTTATACAGGTAGTGGTTGTAATGGTAAATCAAAATTAGTTGAACTAATGAGCCGGTGTTTAGGAGACTATAAGGCAACAGTTCCTATTACATTAATTACGCAATCACGGAACTCAATTGGGTCTACTTCATCTGAAGTAGTAGCATTAATGGGTGTTCGCTATGCTGTTATGCAAGAACCTAGCAAAGGTGATGTTATTAATGAAGGTATTATGAAAGAAATTACCGGAGGTGACCCCATTCAGGCACGAGCGTTATTCAAAGATAGCGTAACATTTATGCCTCAATTTAAATTAGTAGTGTGTACTAACGTGTTATTTGACATCAACACAAATGATGATGGAACATGGAGACGCATTCGCATTTGTGATTTTATGTCAAAATTTACAGATGCGCCTTATGAAAATGAGGATAAATTTCCAAAAGCGAATTTTCCATATCAATATTTAATCGACCAAAAAATTGATGAAAAATTCACTTTATGGGCTCCCATTTTAATGTCTAAATTGGTTACTATGGCATATCAAACAGATGGCAAAGTGAAAGATGCCAAAATTGTTACATCTGTTAGTGATAACTATCGTGAAGCACAAGATTATTTAACTGAGTTTGCTAAAGAGAAAATAGGTCGTATGCGTGATGGAGTGGTTAAGAAAACAGAATTAATGGAGGAGTTTAAAACATGGTATACAATGAATTATGGACGCGCAACTTTACCAAATGGAAAAGAAATAACAGACTATATGGATAAACAATATGGAAAAAATAAGCGGGGCAAATGGTATAATGTTATTATAAATTATAATAATGAAAGCGATAATGAAGAACAAATACAAGAACAAGAATAGAAACAAGAATAGAAACAATAAAAACAATAAAAACAATAAAAACAATAAAAACAATAAAAACAATAAAAACAATAAAAACAATAAAAACAATAAAAACAAAATACAAATTTGTTATTATTGTTTACAAGTCACAAGTTTACAAGTCACAAGTTTACAAGTCACAAGTTTACAAGTCACAAGTTTACAAGTCACAAGTTTACAAGTCACAAGTTTAATACATTTTTTCTATTATAGAATTATATGTTGGAATGTCTTCTTTCAAATTCAAACTTTCTAAATAATAAATATATCCTTCATATGCTACGTTCATTAAATATGACAATATTATAGGTATAATTAAATAAATAAATAATAGTAAAAGCGTTACTCTATTAGTATATTGCTTTTCACTTATAAATTTTGAAAATATTAAATACAATACAATTAAACTATAATAAACTATTATGTAATAAAAATAGATAGTTTTATATAATTCGTAGTTTGAGTCTAAATATATATTTTTTCTATTATCCATTTGTAATGACGTTTTATACTTGTCTATTTTTGCTTGTAATTCTTGTAATATAGCAACTTTATTACTAATAATGTCCGTCATAGAACCTCTATCCAATAATAATGTTTTGTGATCTGCCACAAATGTTGTATAATACTTATATAGCGTATTTAAATCAATCAATTCTTCTCCTAGAAATGTTCTAATTGAATGTGTGGCATTATTTTTACAGTCTTCGGCAAATTGAGGAGTATTTTTAAATGCCCTATGCCTAGACTCTAATGATTGTCTTACAAACTTATATAACCCAATGTCTTCGTAATTTTCAACTCTAGATGTGCGTGTTGGAGTAAAATATGTTGCTAACCATGTGCTAACACCTGTCTCTGTAGATGGGTCAGATACAATATCAGGTTCTTGAGTTGGATTACTTGAACTAGCATAATTACCCGCAACCTGTCCCGCACTATATAATCCATCAAATAAATCGCTATTTTCATCTATTATGTCACCAATAGTTTCTGCCGCTTTCTTTGAACCTTCTTCGCATTGTCTTATAACTTGTGTTGCGGCACCATCACAGTCACAATAGTTCTGATTTTTAAGGTCTTGTGCTGATGCGGCAAATGGTTCAATATTATTACCACCCGCTGTGTTAATATTTTGTACATAATTACTATATTTTGTTTGCCAATCTGTTTCGGTTAATGCGCTTGTTATTAAAGTAGCATTTGGACCAAGCATTCCATCAAGACCCGCTAAAAATGTTCCTTCAACACCTGTGCTGACCGCTTCACAGCACTCTTTTATAACTTGCGGCATAACGCGCTCGCAATTACATTCCATAGCAAAGCCGCCGGGTGTGTAATGTGCTGTTGATTGTTTATTTCCCATACTATATATTAACTAATATAGAGCAATATATTATACTTTTAATTTAATTTTAACACTAAATAAAATTAAAAGTATAATATATTAAAACTTGCTTATAATTCTCGTTTTCTAAATGTTAAATGTTAAATATTAAATGTTAAATGTTAAATGTTAAATGTTAAATGTTAAATGTTAAATGTAAATGTTAAATGTTAAATGTTAAATGTTAAATGTTAAATGTTAAATGTTAAATGTTAAATGTTTAAAGGAATATGAAATAATATTCCATTTGAAAAACTAAATGATTTTTGTAATAAAAAGTCTTTAGCACAACCTACTCCAAATGGCTCAACTAGAGCATTAGCACCTTCATTAGCACCTTCATTAGCACCTTCATTAGCACCTTCATTAGCACCTTCACGATTTTCATGTCCTTCAAAAAAATTATTAAAATTTTCAGTCATCAAACACTTATTTTTCGCATAATCATAAACCATCGACCCATCGCAACAATCTTGTCCCACACAAGTTAATGTTAGTGATGTTAATGGATTCCTCTTTCTAATAAGTTTACCTTCTTTTTCCAATTGTGCTGCGTTTCTATCATATGGAATGCGAGTTTTATCAAAATCTATATTATCTCTCATATAAATATCAACAACTTTATACAAAATATAAGCACTAGCCAAAAACAATAATGTTACCAAACATACTAATGTTACACTATTTGGAAGCAAATTATTCTTATTAGCAATTGCTAACGGAATTATAATAATACATACAAAAATTATAACCATAATTATGTTTAAATATTCTTTATTAACCTTATCATTATAGTTAATTATTTCAATATGTCTAAGCTTATTTTGATTACTTTGATTTATGTTATCATACACATTTTTAATAGTTGACTCTTGGCCGTGATCGTTATTAATCATAAAATCACCCAACACGTTTGTAAAAATATTGTCTTTTTTAATTAAAAATTCACTAACGGCATTATTAATTTCGGTTTCAATCAAATCTGGAGCAGTATATACATCAGATTCTTTTAATATATCTAGTAATAAATCATTAGAAATTTCCACATTTCCCATTTATATTTATAATAACATTATAAAATATAGATTATTAAATACGTAATTTTCTTAATAAATATAATACCATCAAAATAAAAATGATTGCCAATACAGAGTATACTGCAAAAATTATATTATTTGAATAGTTATTTTTATGAACGCTCTTCAATCTCTCTTCATATAACATTTTATTTTCTCTCAATTTCTTAATATGATTATTAGCATAATTTATTTCAGTAACTTTTCCTAAAGGGTCTACATATAACATAGTATATGTTATATATTATATTTTTACAATATTATTTATAAATAGTATTAGAACTATAATAAAAACAAAATAACTTAATAATACAAATTCACCTATAATATTTGTATTGTATAAAATTAGTAATATTAATGTTAATACCATTATAATGAATAAAATTAAATATATGCTATTTATTGAGTTAGAATTAGTTAGTAATGTATTTTGCCTATTTTTTAATAATTCTGAATTAGCATTTATTGTGCCGGAATTATTTATTAGATCAATAAAAGACAAATCTCTCGTCTTCGGTATTAAAACATTGTTGCTAATTTCACTATGACTTAAAGAATGATTAAATAAATCGGTAAACAATATATTTTTACTATTATTAAACAGTCTATTATTAACATTATTAATAGAATTTAAAATAGTATTGTATATACTTATTTTTTGGTCTTCTATATAGTCATACAAATTTTTACTACTAATATTAGTTAAATCTAAATCATTAGCTTTCTTATTTAAATAACCTATATAAGATAAATCATCAATAATCAATTCTGTTTCTTCTAAATATCGGTCAATATATTGAAATCCGGATTTCTTGTCTTCAAAGTAATTTTTATTTACAAATCCATAACCATTATATACTCCATAATCATTAGGTGGTAATATATTAGATTCACAATTTAAAGTTAAAGATATGTCATATATTGGATTAGTATTAGGGTCTTTAAATAATCTACATTTTTTCATAGTTGAGTTACTTATGTCTTTTAATAAAAATATATCACACTTTGCGTTATCACATGCTAATTCACAATCAGAGTTAGACGAAACATCTAAAGCATTTGTTAGTTTTGAGGGTGTAAGATCATAAAAATTTGTTTTCCTATTTTTACATAGGTCTACATACTTTTCTACATCAAAATTTTCTATTATAGAATTATGTATGCTTTTATTTTCATTGACTAGTCCAAATCCAAATTCAAGTGAATTATAATTAGTTATACTTATTAAATATATATTTATTACAATAATACTAGCAAAAAATAAAATATATAATACTTGTTTTATATTACCATTAGTAGTAGCATTTAATTTAATTTTCATCTATACTTAACTTAATATGTTAATATATTTTATTTAATTACTTAAAATATATTTACATTATACAAGTTATAACAAGTTAACATTATACAAGTTATAACAAGTTAACATTATACAAGTTATAACAAGTCAACATTATACAAGTTATAACAAGTCAACATTATACAAGTTATAACAAGTTAACATTATACATTCTATAAAAAATATAAATTAGTGTAATTCCTAAAGAATATATTAAATAATGTGATGCCCTGTTATATACTATATATACAAACAATAGCAATTGTATAAATATAAATAAAAAATCTATTAATTTTGATATAAAATTAATGGCACTATTTGCCTGATTTGCCTGATTTGCCTGATTTGCCTGATTAGTCTTATTAGTCTGATTTGTTCTAGTTTTTACATTAGAATTAGAGCAGTTACAGTTTTCATTAGGCTTACAATTACATTCAATTTTAGTACAGTTATTATTAATACATCCTAAATAGTCTATTGAGTCAACAATAGACATATATGAAACACTATTTTGAGTTGTTTGAGTTTTTTGAGTTTTTTCTAGTAAATTTTTGTTGTTTAGTAAAGAATTATTTTGTAAAACATCGACAAATAATTCATCATTATTCATACTAAGTATTAATTAATATAATAAAATATTATATTAATTAATTTATTTTTTAAATACTAAGTATTACTTAGTATTACTTAGTATTACTTAGTATTACTAAGTATTATTAAGTATTAACTACTAAGATTGCCTATTTTTTTATAGCATTATTAACAAGATTATTTACTACGCTATTCAGTGGATTATTTGTGCTAGGAACTGAACTAGTTTTTGTGCTAGCGCTTGTGCTAGCGCTTGTGCTTGTGCTTGTGCTAGCATTTACTATATTATTCATAGTAATAGTTTTTAAATTTCGTGTTTTATAGTACATAAAACACATAACCACCATTATAAATAGCAATATTCCATTTTCTATTATCTTAAATTGTGTTAAAAAAACATTATCACTTAATCTACCATTATTTGCTCCTCCCGAGCCTAATAAGTTAGCTAACTCTTGCTTCTTGCTAGCTATTCTAGCATTTAATGCCATTATTGTATTATTATCTCCCATTTTTAAATAATTTATATTAGATAAATCAACACTAATGTCATCTGTTTTTCCTATTAAGTTATCGTATTTAGCTTGTAAATTCGCCAATTGAATATCAAACAATCTCTCATTTTCTTGACTTGGACTACATATAAAGTTCTTAAATGTTCTATATAACGGACCACTTGCTTGAACATTTGTTTGATCAATATATAATAACTCTTTATATGACCCCAATTCGGCTAGTAATGTTGGGTTTTCATAATAACTTGTTGGGCGCGATTGAATACTTGTTGCTAATCCTAAATTAGACTCGTTTAATATTGGTTTTTTATAATGAGCAAACTGCATTTTTGGAGCATATACTTGTTCGTCTAATGTATATTTAAAACATTTTTGACTTGATAACGGACTAGCTGGGGTTCGTCTAAATAACATATTATTGCAAGTGTCGCTAACACTTGTTTTAGCTGTTGTTCCAAATAAATCACTAAATAATTGAAGCATAGTATCAACACTTACAAACGACCCTAAATTTGATGAAACTGGTTTTGGAACATAACAATTACTATTATTATCTGTAACAGTTGATGAAGAAATATCATTCATTAAAAAAAAATCAGCATTTTTTCGCATAGCCTCTGCTTGACATTGCGCAACACTTTCAACTACTGACTTATAAAATCTTGAATTTAATGATATGTCAAAACTAGAGGAACTAGGTTTGCTATAACATCCATCAAAATCGTAAAAATTAACATTCGGCTCACCACTCATTCTTAGTATATATAATATATATTATACTATATTAGTTTATTATTTTATACTATATTAGTCTATACTTTTATACTATATTAGTCTATACTTTTATACTATATTAGTCTATACTTTTATACTATATTAGTCTATTATTAATATATTTTACAAATTCTATAAAAGTCTGATGTTATAGAAGTGCGACTAGCTCTCTCAATTTTAACAACATCGTTTGGACGAAGACCAATAACAATTGAAACGGGACTAAAATATGATATATCAGGAATTTGTGAATTATCTAAAATATTATATTTTTTCATAAAAACTTCCTTCTCATCATCACTTAATATTGTATGCTTTGGAACTAAAGTATGTTTTAATATATTAAATTGTAGCCTTTTAATATTTACTAATGAAATATAAATTTTGTCACTAGTCCAAATATCTTTAATATTTTCTAACAATGTATCATTGGGTTCATCTTTAATAACAATCATTAAGTCGTCCTTCTTTTCTAATATTGACTCTAAATGAAATAAGTCCTCTACAATATCATAAATATTTTGTGGCTTAATTAATTTTGTTACATAATATTTAACATATATTTTCTTATTTATTGAACTGTTTTCTAATAACATATCTAATTGATTATTTTCTGTTAATATACCGACATCAGTAATACTAAAATTAGAATAATTGGCAACTGAAAATCCTCGCTCTTCTAATATTTCTAATAAATTTTTTCGCGAATTATATATACTAATTATAGTGCTATTTGACATAGTATTACTGTTTATAATATACTATTAAATTTTATTATTATATCAATTATATTTTAAATCATTTTTTAAATCATTTTTTAAATCATTTTTTAAATCATTTTTTAAATCATTTTTTAAATCATTTTTTAAATCATTTTTTAAATCATTTTTTAAATCATTGCCCCTCAAATTTTATTGTCTTACGTTTGGCGCTATTATCTTCATCATTTATTTCAATGCTTTTTTCTGCTTCTAAATTTTGCTGTATTAATGAGTCGGTTATTACTTCTAATTTTGGTTCACTTTTTTCTTGTAATGCTGCTTCTTGTTGTTGTGTATTTGGACTAACTGAAATAGTTTCGACACCTTCTAATTCAGGTGGCGCGGCGTCACTAGTATCAACACTAATAGGAGGGTTAGAACGCTCTTCGTCATCTTCATCATCAATAGCTTCAGCTGCCAAATAATCTTGATATGCTTCTTCTGCTGCCGCAACAGCTTCCAATGATACAGGATTAATTGAAGACTCATCATTTTCATCATCAATTTCTTCTTTTTCTTTTTCTTTTTCTTTTTCTTTTTCTTTTTCTCCTTGAACAATACTTTCAGTGCTACTAGCTGGTATTAATAAAGGCTTTTCATAGCGCTTTACAAATTCACTACTTTCTTTTGCTGTTAATTGTGTTAATTTTATATTTTCGATTGTTTTAGAATAGTTCATAGAAGTTAATTGGTCTATATTGTCTTCTGTAATAATGCGCATTTGAATATTCATTACTTGGAGTTCTTGCATTAATAATTTAAAACTATACGGCACTCGCACAATACTAAATGATTTACCATATTTACTAATTACTTGTAAATTCAATGAATTTTCCATAGAGTCGGCAAATTTTAGGGGTCCATCAGCAAACGGACTAATAAACACATTTTTTGACTCATTATAAATAGCAATTGTTCCACTATTATTACATATAGCAATATAATAGTCATCGCCTCGAACTAACATTGACTCTTTCAAAAAACTTGTTGCCCCATGCGCAATAATACTGTCGCGCTCCATTTCACCAATACGGAGGCCGCCATCATTTGCTCGACCCTGAACTGTTTGCCGTGTTAACGAAGTTCGTGGTCCTTGTGCGCGATAATTGATTTTGTCTTTAACCATATGCTTAAGGCGCATATAATAACATGGTCCAATAAAAAACTCCATATTTATTTGTTCTCCTGACTCACCATTATATAATAATTCGTTTCCAGTTGAACTATAACCAATATTTCGCAATAGTGACCCAAATATTTCGTGTTTTGGGCCCTTATTTACAAAAGCAGTACAGTCTCCAAAGCCACCATAATGAGCACATGCTTTGCCCATTAATGTTTCAACAAGTTGTCCGATTGTCATACGACTAGGTAACGCGTGTGGATTAATTATTAAGTCTGGTCTTATTCCTTCACTTGTAAAAGGCATATTTTCTTCTGGAATAATTAGTCCTAATGTCCCTTTTTGTCCGCACCTACTACAAAATTTATCGCCTTGTGCTGGTATGCGTTCTTCCCGTATTCTAATTTTAGCAATTCTAAATCCTTCTTCGCCTTCAGTAATAAATGCTTTGTCAACAAACCCTAATTGTCCCTTTTTTGGACTAATTGACGCATCTATATATGTATCTGGATTAGCTAAATTATTTGTAACCTTTCCTATTACCACTTTTTTATCATCTAATGGTGTATTTTCAGTAATTAATCCGTTACTATCTAAATGTGAATATTCATAACCCGGCCTTTTTCCAATAACATTTAAGGTTTCAACATTTGCAAATTTAGAGTCTACATTTGAACCCGCAACTTTTGTGCTTTCTTCGTGTGCTTCATACATATTAAAATAAGTCGTATTAAACATTCCACGATTGATTGAGCCTTCATTAAATAATATTGAGTCTTCCACATTATAACCACCATAACAACCAATCGCAACAATAGCATTTACACCATAAGTATGCTCTTCGTTATAAATGTATTTTAAATAACGACTCTTAACAAGCGGAATTTGTCCGTTATTTAAAACAACACCCATTTTATCAATCCGATTTTGATAATTTGTGTTATATAAACTAACGCCTTGCTTACTTTGTCCACAAGAAAATAAGTCGCGCGGTAATTGATTGTTTTCCGGAAATACAATTTGGTTGCCCATAATACCTAAAAGTAATGATGGATGTATTTCAATATGTGTACTAAATTTAGTAATATTTTGAACGGCCATTGCTATTAATGATGATTCAGTTTCTGATGTATCAAGAAAGTCAATAATTCCACTTTTTTCCATTAAATATTCTAATGGATCATTAAGACCAAGACTATCCGAATTAGCATATAAATCTTTTAAATTAAAAAATACACTATTTAATTTTATAAAGTCATTCAAATTGATTGCTAGCTCTTTTTTATCTTTATTCAAAATAGTTAACGGATTAAAACCAATTAATAATTCGTTAAAATTATAGTCACGACTAATCAATTTATTATAAATAAATGGATTATTATATGAAATTGTCCCATTCTTTATATAGAAAACGGGTCTTGTTAATCTACCCGAATCACTATAAATATAAATGCTATCATCTTTAATAGACCAACTTATACTTGTATAAACGGGTAGCAATCCAATTCTGCGATAATTTTTCAATAATTGTAGTACTTCAACTGGTTTGGTTATTATACCAACCCACGCACCATTTACAAAGACTTTCGTACATTGCGCAATATATTCAATAGTACATTCTGTCAATAACTCCATAAAAAACACGGTTCGCAACAACTCAATAATTGGTTTACTTGAATATCCACTAGTTATAGTACAACCAATAGACATATGTTTATGTAACCCAACATTACCACCATCGGGCGTATCAACAGGGTCAATAATACCCCATTGTGTTGAATGTAATAAGCGCGGACCAATTATTTTAGCACTTGAATCAAGTGGTAAATTTAATTTGCGCAAATGCGATAAAAAAGAATTATACGATAAACGGTTTAAATCTTGAACGACTTCTAACCGTTTTGTGTGCTCTTCTGCGCCCCAGTTTCCTTTAAATGCTTTTCTAAAACCATTTTCCAAAATGCGCTCCTTAAAATACTCAAAATAATTGTTTTCGATTAGTCCTATAAAGTCGTTTTGATATATGCCTTTTTTATAATAATATTCTTTATCTATTTTTTGAAATATGTGTTTTTGTTGTAAACTGTAATATTCTTTAAATAAGTCATATATAAGAGTTCCTGCCAGCTCAACTCGTTTAAATTTGAAACTATCACGGTCTGTTGACATCTTGTCGTTTTTATACACTTGTAATAGTTCTTTGACCATATGTCCCAAAAAGAATGCTTTATTAATAAAATTATTATCTCCAATATGTGGTAGTAAATAATCCATCAATATTTCTAAAACGTGCGCTAGCGTTTTACCTTTTGTAAATGTTGCTAAGTATTTTAAGGCAACTTCTTGATTAAAAATATTGCCGGTGTCATGTATTGATGGAATAAAAAGCGCAACATAATTTTCATATTTTTCTAAATCTAATAAACACATTTTAATAATTTCTTTGTCGCTCAAAATACCTAATGCTCGCATTAAAATAAATAATGGAACAGGTTTTCTTATATTAGGAACATTCACTACTATATGTCCGTTATTATATTTAGTATCTGGACGAACTATTCTAATGCTTAATGTTCGTATTGGTTTAGAAGAGTCTTCTGATACTGATCTGATTTCTGCCGAATGACTATACAAATCATTAAAGTCGGCTTTGACATATAACATATTATCCGCAAACTTTTCTTGACTTATTAAGACTTTTTCTTTACCATCAATTATAAAATAACCTCCATAATCATTTTTACATTCACCCATATTAAATTTAACTAATGGTCCAAGACCATTTAATATACATAAGTCAGAGTTTAACATAATAGGGAATTTTCCTAAATATATTTTTTCTAATACACTGGTTGTTTCTTTTAGCTCTCCTAGTTCATTAATTATTTTATAAACAACTTCAACGTCAATATGAATGGTTATAGCATATGTCATATTTCTTAGCCGGGCTTCATTTGGAAACATAAAATGCTCTCTGTGGTCATCGTATATTATTGGTTTTCCATAATATATACGTTTTCCATCGAGTCCGCCTATATATAATTCTGCCCTATAATTATATTCTTTTGTTGTGTCATTTTGCTCTTTCATAATCAATATTGGATTTTTTTCTTTAAAAATATTATGTATTTTATTGTTGAAAAAATCATTATAGGACTCTAAATGATGTTTAACTAACAAATTTGGGTCATTTGCGAAAAATTTATCAATAACTAGCCAAGCTAATTCGTCGTGTGTTATTGTACTTGTTTCTTGCTTATATGGTTTATTAGATTCTTTCTTAGATTCGTTGAGCATTTCTTTAGGCTCTATTTTAGTGGGCTCTATTTTGGTGGGCTCTATTTTAGTGGGCTCTATTTTTTCGGGCATTTGGATTAGCTGTTCTTCTTTTTCGGACATTAATAGTACTATTAATAAATAGTACTATTTTATATGTTAATTAATAGTTATATAAATAACATATATATATAGTACTATTAATTAATTTGTTATATTTAATATGCTAACCCACGTGAAGTGTAAGAAACTATTATTAACCCTAATATAATAAACATTAATATAAAAGGCAACAATACTAAAAACCACGAAATCTCTCTATATCCTGCTTTACATAGCGAATTTAATATAAAAGTCCAAAATAAAATATACAATGCTTTAAATATAAACATTATATATGTATTTGGTAAATTACACTCATAAGCACCTACACAATATTTTGTTGTGTTACCAAAATTTTGGACCGCAATTACAATAAAAACAATTACCGATATAGCTAAATATATAAATGCTGGACTACATAAATTCCTAAAATCCTTCACAAATTTACTATAATACGCCATTTATTATATAATATAATAAATTAAAAAAAGTATTTAAAAATAATACATTTAAATATATTAAATAAAGTATTTAAAAATATTAAATAATGTATTTAAAACTAATTTAAATGTGGTTGGACAGCAATACTAGAATCTGGAGCAGTCTGATTCCCCAAGAAATTATCAAAAGTATTGCTTATACCACCTGTAAAAGCATGATAAGCATTTTCAAAAGGTTGACTTAGAGCATTTACACCACCACCAGTCATGACTTTGCCTTTGTCCTTAGAACACCCTATTTGAACTCTATTTGTAAAAGTGCGTTTTCTATGTTTCTTAACATGTTTCTTAACATGTTTCTTAACGTGTTTTCTATATTTTTTGACTGATTTTTTGACTGATTTTCTTAGTGATTTTTTATATTTTTTTTTGGTGGTTACCATTACTATAACTATATTAATAAATTATAGTAATATTTTAAATATTTTAAATAATAACAAAATTGATATTATTTATAATATTAAATAATAAATAATAACTGTTAATATATAATATTATGATTGCTAATCCATTAATTGATGAATCAGATGAAAGTAAAAAAAATCAATTAAGTAAGCAGTTTATTGGTTATATTGATACTTATTTGACTACATTTTCACAATTAAGCGAAAAAAACATTCCAGAATTTGAAATCCGTTTTGGAACTAAAAAAATTAAAAATATTAATAAAGTAGATTTTTATAATATTATAAAAAGTTTGCTAAATTATGATTTTAAACTAAATAATGAAAATTATTATTTAAAAATTATGACTAATAGTTCTAATCAAGTTAGAACGCAAATAACTGGATTGCCAAACATTCAAAGTTATTGTAAATTAGATAATTTATCAGGAATAGTAGATGAGCATAATCTCAGTTTTATTCAAAAAGACTATTTTAAAAAAGACCAATCTCAAATGGGTCCGTTGAATTTTGACGATTATAATTTTCGCGTAAGTTACCAAATAGAAAAGAATTACTCAAGAAACAATCCGTTAATTGAAGAAATGTACGGACAATGGAATTCAATAAAAAAGGTATTTAGATATATTAAGCGTTATGAATATAGTCACCCATATTATCCCTTTTTAATTCATTGTTCTATTGTCAAAACATCTAAAACAAATAGAGGTCGACTTATGGAACAATTTAATATAAAAGAGTCTGATGTTTTCAATTCATTGGAAAATTTTGAAGTAGAAATTGAGTTAAATAATACTATTATTAATGCTAATAAAAGTCTATATACTAAAGAATTTTTATATACTAATTTACGTAAAGTTATTAAATATGTATTAATTGGTCTTCAAGAAACAAATTATCCTATTGGTGTAAATGAAGAAGAAAATGTGCTAAAAGAATATTTAAACTTAGTAAAAGGTGTGGACCCCAATTATAAACCAAATAGTAGTCTAGATGTAAATATTAAAGATTTTATTGGTCCATCCTCTACTACTTTGCAAATGATAAATATTTTACCTGAATCAGAAATTAATGATACTAATAGGTCTATACCAAATATTAGACAAAATTACACTGTTACAGACAAAGCGGACGGCTCTAGAAAATTGTTATATATTTCATATATTGGAAAAATGTATTTTATTTCTACAAATATGAGAATACAGTTTAGTGGTTGTATTAGTACAAGAAAAGAGCTATTTAACTCTATTATTGATGGAGAACACATTTTACACGATAAAAAAGGCAATTATGTAAATACTTTTGCTTGTTTTGATGTATATTATTTTGGCGGAAAAAATGTAACAGGACTACCATTTATTAATTTAGAAACTAAAGAAACTAAAGAAACTAAAGAAACTAAAGAAACTAAAGAAAAGCTTGACCAAGAAAAGCTTGACCAAGAAAAGCTTGACCAAGAAAAGCTTGACCAAGAAAAGCAAGACAGTGTTAAAAAAGATTATCGCCTAGTATTACTAAAAAGTATGGTCGCATCATTAGATTTTAAAGCAATCACAGGAGTCAAAACACTACCTCTTAAAATAACTGTAAAAAAATTCTATGGACCTCATATATTTAATGGATGTGCTACAATTTTAAATAATATTAATTCGGGTCTCTATGAATATAATACAGATGGACTAATTTTTACACCAGCAAATACGGGTGTAAACTCAAAAACTATTAATGTTAAAGCGCCTAATTACAAAACCACTTGGAATGAATCGTTTAAATGGAAACCGCCACAATTCAACACTATTGACTTTCTTGTTAGATTTAAAAAAAACGAATTTGGCGAAAACTATATTGGTTCGTTAAATAATGATGGGACAAACTTAGAACATTATAGCCAAGTAAATAGTTATTATACTCTAATTTTAAATGTTGGTTTTGATGAGAAAAAACACGGCTACATTAATCCATACAATAACATTTTAAATAATGAAATTAAGCGGGATTTAAAAGAAAGTTATGCTAATAGCTATAAACCGTGTCGATTTTACCCAACAAGTCCAAGCGACATTAATGCCGGACTATGTAATATATTGGGAAAATACGACCATTCAAACAATTTTAAAATTTACACTCAAGAAGGCGAGGAAATTGAAGATTCTACTATTGTAGAATTTGCTTACGATAGTTCTAAACCAGAATTATGGCGTTGGGAACCACTACGTGTTCGTTCTGATAAAACATCCGAGTTGCGTTCAGGTTTTAAAAACTTCGGTAATGCTTATCATACAGCAAATGCAAATTGGCAATCTATTCATAATCCAATAAGTGAAGCTATTTTAACATCTGGAAATGGTGTAACAATAAATAATGACGATGATGTATATTATAATAAAATTTCTAAAACATCTGAAACACAAGCGCTTCGTGATTTCCACAATTTATATGTTAAAAATATGTTAATTACTAATGTTTCCAAATCGGGCTATACACTAATAGATTATGCTGTTGGAAAAGGTGGCGATTTACCAAAATGGATTGGAGCAAACCTAAATTTTGTATTAGGCTTGGATATAAGTAAAGACAATATTGAAAATAGATTAGATGGAGTTTGTGCGCGTTATTTAAATTACGCACAAAAGTTTAGTGTTATACCAAGAGCACTATTTTTACACGCAAATAGTTCAAAAAATATTAAAACAGGGTCTGCTTTTTATGATGAAAAGTCAAAACAAATAATGAAAGCTCTTTATGGGGAAGGCACCAAAAACGAGACCTTATTAGGGAAAGGTGTATATAACAATTTTGGAATAGCAAAAAATGGCTTCAATATTAGTTCAATACAGTTTGCTCTTCATTATATGTTTGAAAGCGAATCTGTATTGCTTGAATTTATTAACAATTTAAAACATTCAACACTATTAGAAGGGTATTTCATAGGAACTTGTTATGATGGGCAAAAAATATTTAATATGCTTAACTCAACAAGTCCTAATGATGCACTAAGTATATTTAAAAATAGTAAAAAAATTTGGCAAATTACTAAAAAATATGACAATCCAGAGTTTAAAGAGGATGAAACCAGTCTAGGTTATGCTATTGATATTTATCAAGAAACCATTAATAAAACATTTAGAGAATATTTGGTAAATTTCAAGTATTTTATACATATTATGGAAAAAAATGGATTTGTGCTATTAACAGAAACAGAATATAAACAATTAAATTTGCCTAATAGTTATGGGTCATTTGAGCAACTCTATAATTTTATGACAACAGATTTGAAAAAGAATAATCACTTATTAAAAAAAATCGGAACGGCAAATGCGTTAAGTGATGAAGAAAAGCAAATTTCGTTTTTAAATAATTATTTTGTATTTAAAAAAATTCGCAACGTACATAATAGTGACGATTTATTGGAAAAAGAGGAAGCACTAGAAGCAAAGGAAGTAAATGAAACAATGAATGAATTTGACACATTAGATAAAGAATTAGAAGAAAAACAAGCAACTAAACTGAAAGAAAAGTCTAAAAAATTGGCTGAAAAATATTTGCTTGAAAATCAAGACTTAAATAAAGACGCAGGCTTAGACTTAGAAAATAGAATGGAAAAATCATTACCCGATGTTGATTCAAGCGTTATACCAACGCCTATGAATGTAAAAATTACTAACCGAGTCAAATTAACTAGTGATGACAAAATTAAGATTGCGGAAGAAAAGAAAAAACTTAAACTTGAAGAAAAATTAAAGTCTCAACAAGAAAAGAAAGCATTAAAAGAAGCAGAAAAAACTAAGAAGTTAGAAGCAAAAAGCAAAAAATAAAATAAAGCAATCCCTTTATTATAACAACTTTTTATAGTTTTTTATAGTTTTTTATAGTTTTTTATAGTTTTTTATATTTTTATAGTTTTTTATAGTTTTTTATATTTTTATAGTTTTTTATAGTTTTTTATATTTTTATATTTTTATAGTTTTATATATTTTATAAACATATAAACATATAAAACTATAACTTATTATTAGCAAACCATAAGTAATGACTTATTTAAATTTACCAAATCTAAATAATAGTAATTTAGATTTTAATATATTATATAAGCATCAAGTTAAAAATACTATAAATTGTGAAAATACTATAAGTGGTGAAACCATTTCTTCCACTATTATATGTCCTTCGTTATATAATTATTTAATAATATTGAAACAAGTTATTAATAATTATTCTGAATATTGGGATATTGTCAAAAAATTAACAAATCCATATGAATATATACATACAAGCGTTCCTAATTACAAATTTTCTTTATGTAAATATAAGCCCTTATCTCGTGCGTTTTTTAAAATGATAGAAATAGTGGATACTTTTAGTTTTTTAACCGAAAAAACAAAAATAAAATCATTTCATTTGGCAGAAGGACCAGGCGGATTTATTGAAGCATTTAATTATATACGACATAATAAAGAAGATTTATATTATGGTATGACACTATTAAGTGATGATATAAATATTCCATCTTGGAAAAGAGCATCACAATTGTTAAATAATAATCCAAATATTATTATTGAATATGGTGCTTCCAAAACAGGTGATTTATTTTTGAAAGAAAATTTAACTTATTGTTATAAAAAATATAGTAATTCCATGGATTATATTACAGGAGATGGTGGATTTGATTTTTCAAATGATTTTAATAATCAAGAAGATATATCATTTAAGCTAATATTGTCACAAATATTTTTTGCGCTAATAATGCAAAAAACGGGCGGTAATTTTATATTAAAAATGTTTGATATTTTTAAATATAAAACATTGGAAGTTACATATTTGTTATGTAATATGTATGAAAATGTATATATATTTAAACCAAATACTAGCAGAATTGCTAATTCTGAAAAATATATAATATGTATTAATTATAAAAATAATAACAAAAAAATTATAACAAACATTATAGAAAACTTTGATTTAATCATCAATAATATTGATTCTATTTCAAGTCTATTTAGTATTCCACTAAATAAACATTTTCTCACAAAAGTTCAGGAAATTAATGCAATATATGGAGAACAACAATTGGAAAATATAAGTGCTACATTAAATTTGATAAAAGAATTAAAAGCATTAAATATTAAGTATAACTTAATGAATAATGAATATTCGTCACTATTTAAATATTTACACGTACATAGTAAATTACACAGTATTAATAAGTGCTTAATAAATGAAATATATAATGGATTAAACAGCGAAATAAGTCAAAATAATGAAGACACGTCAAAAAATAGCATGCTAATCAAATATCACAATTCTAATGACCTTATTAATGAATATTTTACTAAATTAAACAATATTGTTATTGCTAATATTCATAAATCTATAAATTGGTGTAAAAAACATCAATTTACAATAAATAAAGAGTTTAGTTGTTATTAACTTATCTCAATATATTAATACGTTTCCTACGTATTGTGCTGGGTTCATTTATACATCCAATACATACTGGGGTAGGATTATTTAGTAAATTTTTCAAACTAGCACATTCTTGGAGAGACATTGTAGACGGGCAATTATTAATTGTTACTCTTTTATTACATTGCACACCGTCCATACAACCATATTTTAAATTATGTGTTCTAGAGCTCGAACTAACTGGGCCCTGTGTTTGAAATTTCTTATTTGATGGATTAAAGGTTACACACCTTGAAATATCATTACATAGTCTGGTTTGTGTTCCATTATTTATAATTGTATCATATTGCGATGGCAAATTTTGATTATAAGTTTTACATTTTTTATATAAATATTCTCGGGCTGATGAACTATAGTCAGTGTCCTTTGATATAACTGTAGTTGCTCTTTTAATTACTAATGCGGCAGGACATAAGTCACTGGTGCAATCAGTTAAAATATCAAAATTTGTTAGTATATTTAAATTAGAATTTTGCGCAAGACTAGTACAGTCATTTTCATTAATTTTTGAATGAATGGTTCCACCTGGTTTATCTAAAGCGCCTATTAGCGACAATTTGCTATAAGTAGAAGACGCCGAATTAATATTAGTATATTGTTTTCTATAGTGCTTAATTGGATTAGCATTAAATTTATATTTTTTTATAGGACAATCCTCATTCCATGGAGTATAATTTGAACTATTTGTACTATTGTCATTTTTAATATTTTTAGGAATAATTGTTACTACATTATTTGTTGTGTCTTTCCAAGATTGATAATACTTTGAAATTCGTAGTCTCATAATAATATATTAAAATATATTATTATTAAAATATATTATTATTAAAATATATTATTATTTCAATATTTTGTTATTATAAAACTTATAATATATAATATATAATGGTAAGTTTATTAAAATATATAAACTTACGTGATCCTAATGACAGACTGTTAGTTTATTCATTACTTATTTTAAAAAAAGTGCTTATACTATATTTTATAGCAATTATTTTTATGTTTTTTGTTTCATTCTTTACTAAAGCAAATAATGGGAAAATAATTGAAGGTAATATGGATTGGTTTAAAAGTGATGCGCAAAAACGACGAGAAGCTCAAGACGTAATGGACCGTATTGCACTAATATATGCTCTTATGGAACAAGAACGACAACGTTGTTTAATTTCAACAAATCAAAATTGGTTGTCTTGTGGTCCAAAATATTTTTTTCCAGAGGCACATTTTAAAGAAGGCGCAAATAAAGCAATGGCAATAGCACAAAAAAAATATGATGAAACCGAAAAAACAGATAGATCACAAGTAGCCGGTCTTAATAGTGATTTAAATAGATATTAAATAATTAAATAATACTATAAAAAGTACAGTGTGTTTTATTGATATTTTATTGATTTATTGATTTATTGATTTATTGATTTATTGATTTATTGATTTATTGATTTATTGATTTATTGATTTATTTGTTAAAATATATTATAACATTATATTATAACGTTATAATATAATATGCCAAGACTATCAGGTTTGGCAAGACAAGATAAAAATAGATGTGTTATAGATGCTATGGGTGGAACTACACATAACTATAGTTTTTGTATTAAACCTCCACCAACAGATTATATGACTCCCGGAGGAGCATTAACTATGACAAATGTTGGAAGAGTATTTAATGAGCTAGCAAATTATGTTGATTATTTGATAATTAAACCAGATGGTGCTACTCGTGACGAGTGTTATCAAATACGGACAGCAGGGTTACCAGATAAACCGGTGCTTGGAAATAAATATGTTTTAAAAACAGGTTTAAAATGTATTCCTATAAATCCATCTACAAACAAAACAATATGTAATTCAGCAGACAATACTCCTATAGAAAAACCTTTGTATAAATATATAAATAATGTGAGCGATGGAAGTAACTTTTTAACAGGTGGTGGATCAAATCCGGGTGGAAATGGTTTATTGCCTGCGATTGCTGGAAATATAGGAACATTAGCAACAAATATTGTAGGTGTTGCTACCTCGTTTGCACAAGAGTCTAAGCCATATTGCATGGAAGCAGAAATGAGCTGTCACATTGTGTCGGGTGAAGATTCAGTATATAATTATAGTGGTGCTAGCCCTGGTGGACTATTTTTTTCACTTGCTGATTTACGAGCCATGAAAGCTGACGCATTTGCTAGTGAAAACAAACCAGGTATTCCAAATGACGCTCAAATTATAAGAAGTTGTATAAGTGGTTCAACTTTTAGAAATATTGATGAAAATACAGACGGTGAAGATATTATAAATATTATAAATAAAAATATTATAAACCAAAATGATGATAAACTTATATATTCATCAAATATTGAAGATTGGATGAATATTAGCAATGTAGGTGTTGATTTTAACGATTCAACATTAGTTAAAACATATTATTTGGGACTATCATTATTAATGATACTAATAATGTTTAAAATATTATATGGTAAACAAAAATTAAACTAAATTTAAGGATTTAAGGATTTAAGAATTTAAGGATTTAAGAATTTAAGAATTTAAGAATTTAAGGATTTAAGAATTTAAGAATTTAAGAATTTAAGAATTTAAGAATTTAAGGATTTAAATAATTATATACTAAATTATTGCTATTATTATTATTTATTTCGCCCGACAATATACTGTCTTCATACATCTTACGCAATATAGTATTTGGAGCCTGTGAGCCAAGTTTTATTAAGCCTTTTTCGCGCAAATAGTTTTTTATAGTTTGAATGTCTTCTTGCTTTAATTTTTCAATCTCTCTTTTAATTCTCTTTTGTGTGTCTCTATTTTTAATCAATACTCCGATTTGTCTTTTGTCCTTATTTTTGCCTAATTTGTATTTATATGTTTTTGTTGTAATACAAAGTTTAGGAATAGGAGTTATTTCATTATATTGAAAGTCTTGTATGTTTGTTTCAGGAAGAGTAGGACAAGCACCTTGTTCAGCATTGGGAACAACTTCATTGCTACCTTGTGCCTTTGTGCTATCTAATAATGTATCCATGTTGTTTAAAATTTTAATTTTATTATCAATTAAATCAATAAAATTTGATTCTTTATTTTCATTAGTTGAGAGATTAGTAACAGGCATAACAACTATTTGACGTTGTTGCTGTTGCTGTTGCTGTTGCTGTTGCTGTTGTTGTTGCTTATGTTGCTGTTGTTGTTGTTGCTGTTGCTGTTGCTGTTGCTGTTGCTGTTGTTGTTGCTTATGTTGCTGTTGTTGTTGCTGTTGCATTTGAAATTTAGAAGGCACTAAGACTTCTTCTTCTAAACAAGTTGGTTGTTCTTCAGTATTATACTTATTATAAAATGCACTATGGTCAAACGATTTATTATTTTCAAGAACAATTTTCAATCTGTCTTTATTGCCGTGTTCACCAATTTTCTTTGTTTTAACTAAATTTCTAAATGTTGGCTTCGAACCATTTTTCAAACATCCATAACTAGGCTCTTTATTTGATGTATATACTAAATTGTCTGTTGGTATATCAATGTAAACGTCCAAGTTAGAAACTTTAAGTGTTTGCTTTTTCTTCTTATCTTTATTTTTTTTGGATAAATCATGTAAAAAAGTGAGAGATTTATTGAATTCTCTCTCAAAATCACTGGTCTCTAAAGTATTTGAGTCAAATAAGTCAGGGGCTTGACTTTCTAACGCTTTAGCTTCTAACGCTTTAGTTTTAGTGTCAGCTATTTTTTCTACTTCTTTATTTTTTTGGTAATCTTTTACTTTTTTTAATAGCTCTCTCTTTAATTTATTAGAGTTTACCGCTTGATTAGCATCTTGTTGTGGTTTTGTTTTTCTCCCTTTTAAAGTTTTTTTCTTGCCCGGAAATTTAAAAGCGTCTGGGTTAAATGTTATTATTTTTTGAGTAGACATAATAATATTAAACTAATATTTAAAAATAGTGTTATAAACATAAATAGTAGGCTTTAAATATTAAATATTTAAATAGTAATACTTAAATACAAATTTTTGAATTATATTATTTATTAATTTTTATTTTTAAAAATTGATTACAATTTAAAGCTTATTTGCTTAATAATATTATGTCTTCTAATACTGATAATGCATCAAATGTCAATGATTCAAATGTCAATGATTCAGAAACTCCATGGATTTTCATTGAGTCATATTTCAAACAAAAACATTTAAAGCAATTAGTAAAGCATCAACTAGAATCATATAATTATTTTGTAAATAATCAAATACAAAATACTATTGGTATGTTTAATCCATTAATTATTAGTTCAGACCACGATTATATTAAAGAATTAAATTTACATAGACTTGAAATTGAAATCAATTTTGAAAATCTATCTATTTATCGCCCTCAAATTTATGAAAACAACGGGTCAACAAAAATTATGTTCCCACAAGAAGCGCGGTTGCGTAATTTCTCATATTCGGCGGCTATGACAATTGATTTGGATATTAAGTATACTGTGCGTAATGGTGAAAATTATAAAAATGTTGTTAACTTTCAAAAGAAAATTAAAAACATACATATTGGAAAAATTCCGATTATGCTTAAATCCGACTTATGTGTATTAAACCAATACAAACATTTAGATCATAATGAAACAGGCGAATGTTACATGGACCCAGGTGGATATTTTATTATTAATGGTTCTGAAAAAACATGCATAGGACAAGAACGCGCAGCTGAAAACCAAATTTATTGCCACAATATTGAGAAAAATAACAATAAATGGTCGTGGATGGCGGAAATGAAATGTATTCCAGATTGGAAGTGTATTTCTCCTAAACAAATTACTATTTATAGTGCATCTAAAAATAATGGGTTTGGTTTTCCATTGTATTTACAAATTCCGCGTATTAAAATTCCGATTCCGCTATTTGTGATTTTCAGGGCTTTTAATATTATTAGTGATAAAGAAATTTGTGAATTGATTGTGTTAAATATTGAAAATGTTAATATGAAAAAAATGTTAGAAGCATTAAGGGCATCTATTATTGATTCAAACAAGATTATGACACAAGAGTGTGCTATTAAACATATTGTTAACAATGTGATTTATACACCAATGAATATGGATAAAGAAACTGGTTCAAAGAAAAAATACCATTTTGCTATGGAAGTGTTAAACAATGACATATTTCCACATTGTAAAACCGAAAAACAAAAAATTTACATGCTTGGTTATATGACAAATATTTTGCTACAAACTTCGTTCGGTTGGTTAGACGAAGATGATCGTGACTCGTATTCTAATAAGCGAATTGATTTAACGGGATCGCTATTGAATAATTTGCTGCGAAATTATTTTAATAAACTCGTTAAAGATATGAAAAAACAGATTATTAGGGAAATTAATAATGGTTCGTGGAAATCAACAGATGATTATGAACATATTATTACAAAAACTAATATATATAAAATCGTTAAGTCTACCACAATTGAAAATGGTATTAAAAGAGCATTAGCTACTGGCGATTTTGGTATTAAACAGGTTAATAGCAACAAAGTAGGTGTGGCACAAGTGTTAAATCGACTTACCTATATTTCTAGTTTAAGCCATTTGCGCCGCATTAATACTCCTATTGATAAAAGTGGCAAATTAGTTCCGCCGCGCCGTCTTCATAATTCAACTTGGGGATTTTTATGTCCGGCGGAAACACCAGAAGGCCAATCAATTGGTATTGTAAAAAACATGGCATATTTAGCACACATTACAATTACTTCAAACAGTTCTGGACTATATGAATACATTTTACCAATTATTGAGCCAATTGATACTTATAGTGGTTCATATAAAGAATTATATGATTATGTCAAAGTATTTATTAACGGAACATGGGTTGGAGTAACAAAAGATCCTAAACAAGTATATGCTAACTTAAAAGAAAAAAAATATAAGGGCATTATTAACATTTACATTTCTATTATCTTTAATAGTAAATTAAAGGAAATTCGTGTTTGTAATGATGCTGGTCGTATTTGTAGACCGCTCTTAAAAATTAAAAATAATAAACCAATTTATGACTCTACTATTGTTAAACAAGTTCAAAGTGGTGAGCTCAGTTGGGATGATTTATTAATTGGTATTAAAGTAGAAGAATCAATTATTGAATATGTTGATTCATATGAACAAAATAATGCGCTAATAGCAATGAAAATTAGTGATTTAAATAGTAATAGTAATAGTAATAACAATAATAACAATAATAACAATAATAACAATAATAACTCTATTTATCATTATAGTCATTGCGAAATTCATCCAAGCACAATATTTGGGATTTTAGCCTCATGTATTCCATTTCCTGATTCTAGAAATACATATCAGTGTTTAGATGTTAATACACCTGTATTAATGAAAGATAATAGTTATAAGCTAATTAAAGATATTAATGTTTATGATTGCGTCCAAACATTTGATCCAAAAACTATGAAAACAAGTTTTACAAAGGTTGTAAATCAATATGTTAGACCAACCGAAAAACAAATGTATAATGTAACAAGTTATTCTGGAAAATCATTTAATGCTACATTTGACCATAAATTTATGACCTATAATGGGTGGAAAGAAGTTAATGAAATGATTGTGGATGTTGATTTAATTGGTATTAAACCGGATGTTGCCATATTATCTAATATTTATGCTAGCAAAGAACTTATTTTAGATAGTAAAAACTTTAAATTAATCTTAACCAATTTAAGGGTTAACGAGAGTCTGATTACTAAATATAGCAATACATTAACTAAACTTGGACTATTACCATTATATAATAATAATGTGAAGATTCCAATATTAGCACGTATATTAGGATATGCCTTAACAAATAGTAAATTAGTATATGATGATTATAATAACACATTTATGATTACGCTGAATTTTAAAAGCATATGTGACTTGGACCTTTTCGAGTTAGACATTGAAGAGTTGGGTTTTGCTAAAACCAAAAGTAAAACAGCGACATCAGAAGTAAGAGCTGAAGAAACAGGACAAGCAGAAGCAGAAGCAGAAGGAGAAGCAACACAACAAAACAACACTATTAATACTAATTTTAAGATTAATTCTGTTAAGCCACTAAGTGTATATTATAAAGGTGTGTTTGCTTGTATGCTACAAGTGTTAGGATTAAATAGTGCTATTCCAGATTGGATAAGTGAAGGGTCTGATTTAGTAAAGCGCGAATTCTTATCAGGGGTTCAGGGTGGGTGTGGCGGTGCAATCAAGTATAAAAAAGACAATATTTGCTATTGTGACCCCTTAATATTTCATAAAAATACTAACTTAAAGCAAGACTTAATAAAACTTAGTACTACTATTTCACAGTTATTTAGCTATTTTGGAATTGCTAATAGTCCATTTTATAAATATCACAATTTTCAAAATGTGCGTAATGGTAATGATTTAACATTAACAAGTACTAGCTCTGTAGATTATATAGACTATGATGAAGTTGGACTACAAATCGACAATGACGAATCAAACTTAATTAAAAATAATAGTGTAATTGGTTACAAATATGATAATTATAAAAATACTAGAAGCGCAGCAATTGTAGAATATTTATGCTATAAACAAAGCGCATATTATAACGCTAAAATTAGCCCAGATTTAGAGATGTTTGTTAACAAGTGTAAATTTATTAATGATGCGTTATTTATTCCAGTGCTAACCAAGACAAAAATAGACAATGTCCTTATTTCAGATATTACAACACAGTCCGAAAATCACAGCTTCTTTATTAAGGGTGGCTTTATGACGCACAATAGTGCAATGGGAAAACAAGCAATTGGAGTGTATGTAACTAATTATGATAATAGAATGGATAAAACAGCATATGTGCTGACGTATCCAATGCGTCCATTAGTAGAAACACGTGTAATGAATATTATTAAATTAAACAACATTCCATCGGGTCAACAAGTAATTGTTGCTATTGCTAGTCATAGTGGGTATAATCAAGAAGATTCGTTGCTCTTTAATAAGGGAGCAATTGACAGAGGACTATTTTTGGCAACTATTTATCATACAGAAAAAGATGAAGACAAAAAATTATTTGGAAATGAAGAAATTAGGTGCAAACCAGATAAAAATAATACAAAAAATATGAAATTTGCTAATTATGATAAGCTAGACGCAAATGGAATCATTAAAGAAAATACATTAATTGAAGATAGAGATATTATTATTGGAAAAGTGTTACCAATTAAGGAAAATAAAAATGATTTTACAAAAACAATGAAACATAGTGATGAGAGTATTTCATTTAGAACACATGAAGAAAGTTATGTCGATAAAAATTACATTGAAACAAATGGAGACGGATACAATTTTTGTAAAGTTCGCATTCGTAATTATCGTAAGCCTGTAATTGGTGATAAGTTTTCAAGTCGTCACGGACAAAAAGGCACAATTGGTAATATTATTCCAGAAGAAGATATACCATTTACGGCAGACGGATTAAAACCCGATATTATTATTAATCCACATGCTATTCCAAGTCGTATGACTATTGCGCAATTAAAAGAAACATTATTAGGTAAAGTATTATTACAACTGGGGTTGTTTGGTGATGGAACTAGCTTTGGAGAATTTGAAATTTCTAGTATTATTGATAAACTAAATGATTTAGGCTACGAATCAAAGGGTAATGAACTAATGTATAACGCACTAACTGGAGAACAGCTAACAATGAATATATTTATTGGACCGGCGTTTTATCAACGCCTTAAACATATGGTCAATGATAAACAACATAGTCGCTCTATTGGACCTATGGTTAATTTAACGCGGCAACCTGCCGAAGGTCGTGCTCGCGATGGTGGACTACGATTTGGAGAAATGGAACGTGATTGTATGATTTCACACGGTGCATCACGCTTCACAAAAGGGAGAATATTTGATGCTTCAGACGCATATAGCACATTTGTATGCTCTAAATGTGGTTCTATTGCTGCTTTTAATAACAAAGAACACATTCATTATTGTAATATGTGCTCTAATAGGAGTGATTTTAAATATATTGAAATTCCATATGCGTGTAAGCTAATGTTTCAAGAGTTAATTACTATGAATATTGCGCCTCGCATTTTATGTGAATAAATTGAAAACTTGGAAAAATTATTTAAACTAATTATTTAGCAATTTTTTTTATAGTTTTTTTATATTTTTTTTATATATTTTTTATATATTTTTT